GTAGGGTTTTAGCCACGCCGGAACGTTTGCAGGATCAACAGTCACCCAAGCATCAGCACCTTTATGCTGTGGCTTGATTCCGGGACGATCTTTGCGAACGGCATTATCGAGCCAAATTTCACCCTTCGGAACCAACCACGCATGGGCCTTTTTGGGATAGAGTGCGATACAGAGAACATGATCGAAGTCGATGTTCCTGATATTTTGAAATTTAACGGTATTACCTGCCCATTTTGTGGCTACTCTCGACAGCACGCCTTGTCCATTGACCCGAAGCTCATATCTATACGATCCAGGTGTAAACCCATAGGCGAATAACAGTCCGCTTCCAATGTCCCGACCGATTGCGCCCTTGCTTGCTGGCGGAAGCCCTCGAAGCCAATTGAACGAGCTATCATCCCATTCCTTCGTTGCGGGATATTTGGCGATCAGACTGTCTGTTATGCCTACTAGCGTTTTGAAACTCATCAGTTTACGCCTCACTAAATATTAGATTTTTGCGGCGCCCCCGATTATCGATCCTTGTAGACTCTTTCGTGCAAATAAATTTGGACAATCTATGTTCCATCACTGCGACAGCATCGGAGCTATTGTCAACGAGCAGGAACTGTCTCTCGTTTTTAGCCGCCGCTTCCCCTAGCGTTCCGCTCCCTGCAAAGAAGTCCATGCATAGGTCTCCCGGATTGGAATGTACTTTGATGATGCGTTCCACGACGCCTAGAGGTTTCTGGGTCGCATATCCCGTCTTCTCCTTGCCGTTCGTGGGAACAATGGTATGCCACCAAACATCGGTGGGAGTCTTCCCGCGCGCAGCTTTCTCAGGCCCAACCAAGTCAGGAGCCATATAAGGAATCCTGTCGCTCGCATCGAGATTGAATGTGAAAACATCAGGATTTTTGCTGTACCAAAGGATGCTATCGTGCTTGGCTGGCCATTTTGTTTTGGAGCGTGCGCCGTAGTCGTAGGCCCAAATAATTTCGTTCTGGAAACATTCGCGACCAAATATCTGGTCGAGCACTATCTTGCAATAGTGGACCTCCCGATAGTCGATATGGAAAAAGAGAGACCCTACATCCGTCAGCACTCGGTGGGCTTCGGCCAATCGAGGAGCCAGAAATTCTAAATAATCGCTGAAGAAGTCAATATAGCCGGTTGTCCCAACCTTAATTGTCTTGTATCGCTTTCCGCCAAATCCAGTGCGGTCTCCTGCATCATCGCGCACCGTGCTGATCCGATGCCGGACTTGTGTTTTACCAGTATTGAACGGTGGATCGATGTAGATGAGATCAACCGATTCGCTAGGCGTAGTTCTCAAGACTAATAGATTGTCACCGTACACGATTCTGTTCATTGCTCTCGTCCTCCAAGTCTCGAACAAAATTAACAGAACCGCATAAAAATTAAAAGCGACAAAGTTAGAGTCTTCCGCAAGTGGGCCCTATCCGGCACCCACTGCGGTGATTGAAGCGGAACCATCGCTCATCCAAATTTCGTTCCATATGAAAAGGCTCTACAGCCCCAGAGGTTGGCCTGTAGCACTGCCCGGCGAAGTCGGGAGTACTCGCGCCTTCTCTTTCCTCATCCTCAAGCCCTCTGGGAGAGGGCCAGTGTGCGAAGGACCTGCGTCGCAGTCCAGTTGCCTCCCCTTGCGGTAGTAAGTCCCGCTCTATTCAATCCATCGGCAAGTGCTCTGAGTGACGTCGCTCCCTTGGTGCGAAGATCTTGAATTGCCGGGAGCAGATCATCTCGGCGCTTGGCTGCCGATTCCTGGCGCACAAGCGCGCTGGCGCGCGTTCCCCTTGCCGACATGTCCGCCATGCGTTCTATGCTGCCCCTTTGCCCTCCCAGGATTACCCCGCGCGCCTTCGCAGCCTGTAAAGCGGCTTTAGTGCGAGACGAAATCATGGCGGCCTCATGCTCCGCAACCGCTGCAAGGATGTGGACGGTGAGGCGATTCGCTTCCGGGAAGTCGCAAGCAATGAAATCCGCGCCCGATTCCATAAGGGAACTTATGAAATGCACGTTGCGCGCGAGACGGTCAAGCTTAGCAATTACTAGCGTCGCCTTATGCAGACGACAGAGCCGCAGAGCCTCCGCGATGGCGGGGCGATCATTGCGCTTGCCGCTCTCCACTTCCATCACCTCTTGCACTAGAGTCCAGTGTCCGCCGTTCAGGTAGCGGCTCACGGCCTCCCGTTGTGCCTCCAGGCCCAAGCCGCTTGCCCCTTGCCGCGCCGTCGATACTCTCAGGTAGGAAATGAATTTGCCGTTTGCCATCGTTTCGACCTCGTTACATTTGCTTCTATCAGCGTTGAAGCAAATGTAACAGCATCTACTTGGCTTGTCTAGTTCTCGTTTGCTTGCCTTTGTAGCTTAGGAGCCAGCGGGTCACAGTGATGGTCGAAGATGTTGGCTTGCATTGAAAAACGATTGATTTTCATCCTTAACTATCAACGCGCGCGCATGCGCGCGGACTGCTCCGCTAATTATTATGCCTTTTATTTTCACATACTTATGAGCTATAAAGGGCGACTTATCCGTCTAGGGCCAGGAATTGAATTTCATTTGATTAAAGGCCATTTAGCAGCAATGATGTGGCGCTGGCTATTTCCGTAATTCTCTTCTCTACCGTGTCCGCCCTCTGGAGGATCTACAGGGTTCTAGCTTATTTACCGAAAACTCCAGGTCGATCGAAGCAATGGTTAATATTTGATAGATTGCCCTCGCGCGCGCGTAGTGGTCGGCTATTTCTGGAGAACGTGTGATTGTTTCTCTTTAATCTGCGCTGAAACGTCCATCCCATCCACACTCTTCTCGGCAAAGAGAAAGAGGCCTCGCCCGTCGCTACGTCTTTCCCAAAGCTCACCTAACTCTCGTTTCTCTTTCGAGTCGTCATTTGTTGCGTATGCATCACCCTTGTACTCAACGACCAGAACACGGCCATCGGTAAGCAGCGCAACAAAATCCGGGTAAAAGCGGTCTGTTGCGGTCTGTAACCAGAAGGATGCTATCGGCTGCCTTGAAAGATTCCGCACCCAATATTTGACGTTCGAGTCTGCGTCAATCATCTGGGCGCATTCGAACTCTTCTCCGGCGGACTTCAAATCGCCGGGTTGAGGGTAGAAGTGGCGGTTGAATTTGTATGATCCCTGGTAAAGCGAGCTTGCCGGGTACACATTGGGATCGAAGCTGAATGCAAACTCATCTCGCTCTTCGGCGCTGGCAAGGTCTAGGAGGTTTTGGTAACCCTTGTTGTATGCGGTCTGTCGTGCCTGCTCAATCAACTCTCCGAGCTTTCGAGCGAGGATGAATTTCGCCCTCACCAGCGTAGCAAGGTCTAGCCCATGTTTTACAAGCAATCCCTTCACGGCTTGAAGCAACCATGCCGCTAGTGTCCCCTGATTCACGTCTGGCTGTCTAAGATGGCGGTCTAGCCATCTCACTAGATCGGTTTCGGTCCACTTCGCAGCTAAAAGGTTCAAGTCCAGTTGCTGCTCAGACATGAGTTTGTAAGTTACACGGCTGCCCTCTACATCGAACTCGAAGGTCTTCGATAAGTCATCGAATCGGACGTTTCCAAGGTCGGCGGGATACTCCAGGAGGTTCCAGTTGGTCGCAGACAGAACCAGTTCTTTATCGAACAGCTCCATCTCCCCGTCGTATTCGACCCACAGACGCGGTACGCGGAAACTTTCACCCTTCTCTGAAGGGGAAGGTTCACGATGGAGCAGAGCGTTGTGATCGGCTATCTGTTGCCGCACGGCTGCTCTACCGGGCTCAGGGACAACGGCAAGCACTCTAGCCTCTACTGCATCCGTCACTCTGTCCGTCAGCTTCACTTGCGTCTCGCCCGACTCAGCAGTGAATATGACAATAGCGTGTTGTTCGTCCGTTGATAGCCCCAAAAGATCGGGGGCCTTCTCCACTGTGAAAATCGGTGTAAACAACGTATCGCCCGACTCATACGCTTCGATCAATTGCGGGGCCTCTGCGGCCTCAAA